GCCGCCGGTGAAGATCGTGATCGCTGAACCATCGCCGTCGGTGATCGACACTGCGCCTGGCGACAGAGTCGCTGGGACGATCAGCACGCCGGCAAGGAAGTCGCCGACAGCGCCGGTTGCTCCCATGATCTGCGCCGACGCACTAGCCGCGACCGCCTCATAGTTGATGCCATCCGACACCGGCAGCGGGTTGAGGGTGCTGGTCGGTGTGGAATTCCACGCAGAACCAACCAGCTTGAGGAAATCGGTCATTGCCATCGGGTTATCCTATCTGTGATCAGCCGCCTGGGTACATGCCACCGCCGACCACGGCATCCAGTGCGGACCCGTTGTTCAGCGGAGTCTCGCTGAGGGACTTGGCGGCCGACACCATCTCCTTCGTCGCCACCGGCGCCATCGCGCTTTCCTTTTCCTGCTGGAGCGCCGCCTGTTGGGCCGCGTCGTTGTCCTGGACCTGCTGCTTCGTGTGCAGGATCTTCGCCTTCATGTGAGTCGATTGCGCCAGTGAACGCGCCCACTCGTCCATGTCGACGATCCGCATCGGGTCGGGCATCGTCGCGGCCTTCGCCGCAAGCGACGCCGCGCCCATGCTGGTCATGAAGTCCTTCAGCGCAACTGCCTCCGCGCTCTCTTGCGCAATCTTGTTAATCGACTGGTATTCGATCTTCAGCGGAAGATCCCGCAGCGACTTCGGCATCGGCCGCAGCATCCCGCGCCGGCGCATGATCTCGTAGACCCGGGTGATCGCCGGGCCGGCGAACTCGGTCTGGAACAGTTCGATGAACGGGCCAAGCTGCTGCAGCCGCTCCAGATCGCGCTTGGTCAGTTCTAGTTCGTTGCGCGGCTGGACGCCCTGCATCCGGGTGATCGCCAAGAACACATCGACGTAGAGGCACGACTGAATGCGGGCCAGAACCTTGTCGATGTCCGCCGTGAGACCGACTAGCCATTGCGCGTTCGGTTCGAACAGCGCCCAGAAGCCCTTCTTCCCGCCCGTCGTGTCCATGTAAGTGATCGTCGCCGGCACGATCGACGCCGGCTCATTCTTCAGCGCCGGGTCGGCGCCCATCGGCGGCCGCACCCCCTTCTCGATGAACTCTGCCTTGCGAAGGCTCTCCAACTGGACCTGCTTGCTGTCCCCGAGCGCTTCCATGCACGGCGAGTTGGCGCCGTAGGGTTCGTTGCTCCGCTTCGCCCATCTCGCAACTGCGAAAGGCTTCTCCCGGAATCCTCGGATCGACAGCGGCTTGCGGTCCTTCTGGCCACGGACCCAATAGACCTCGCGATAGGTGAACAGCGCCGGCAGGACGCGCACGCCCTTCTTCGACCCGCTGCCGCCGATCTCGGTGTTCGGCTCGATCGCGTGGCAGATCACCACCTCGCCATCCCACGACACGCCGCCATTCTGGAATGCCAACTGGATCGGCTGCGGGCAATTCTCCAGCCCAAACATCTCGACCACCTGCAAAACGGTCAGCGTGAAGTCGCGGTACAGCGTGTCGACAGTGAAGCGCGCGCCGTTGCCCAGATAGTATTCGCCCGGGCACGGCAGGTAGCACCGGACAATCGTCTCGGCGTCTTCATAGATGATCATCGGCGACGTGCCGAAGACCACCGTGTCCTGACAGAGTTGCGCCGCCTCGGTGTAGAAGTTCGACTGGTGCAGCACGACGTCGATGCGCGTGCTCGTGTCCTCCAGCCAGTCCTTCGCGTCCTGCTCCAGTTCGACCTGGGGAAGCGCCATCGCCAACTGGAACCACGTCCGCGCCGGCGACATGAGGCCGGTCCAGATGCCGGCGGCGCAAATGCGGACCGCCTGCAACGGCGTCGAATCCACGATCTGGTCGTTGGCCGGATTGCCCCGCCACATGCGGTTGGCAACGACGTTCAGGAATCCCCACCGCTTCGGCAGGAACATGCTCGCGAGCGCCTGCCAGTGCAGCAGCCATGACCAGCGCCACGACCTCAGCCCGTTCCGGCGCGTCTCGACGTGGGTGAAAAGCTGGGGCCACCATGACGGGCCCTCCCCGGTATCGGGGCGGCGGGTCGGCGACATCTGCGACAGCAGAGGGGCGCCCATCGACTCATAAGCGGCACGGCTGCCGGGTTGCGCGCCATCAAGCGGCACGTCAGACTACTCCGCTCAGCGTCGCCTTGCCCTTCGTGGTCGACGGCGCGTCCGCTCCCTGCGGCCCGCTCAGCACGTTGGGGTTCGAGCCGGCCCCGGCAGCGGCCATGCGAACCGCGCTGGCGGCCGCCTGCACCGAACTCGACGCCACCGAAATCGGCGGGGGAGGAGGCGGGGGAGGCGCGGGCGCAGCGGCACCTGCAGCCTCTCCGCCTCCGAACAGCTTGCCTATAACCGACATTCAGCGCCTCACCGGTACGGATTCCAGTTGACAGCAGCATACGCATTACCGCGCCCGCCCTCAATCCCGTCCGAATTGCGGAACGGGTACCAGTCCTGGGAGGCGTTGTAATTCGGCCGGCGCGCCCGGGCCCGCGGCGCAACCGTCTCGCCAAAGCCGATCATCAAGCCGTCCATTTCGTCAGGGGAGAAGCCCAGCTTCGCCTTGATCAGGTCCTTGTCCTCCAAGAGGATCCGGTCGCCCTTGAAGCTGTAGGTCGTCTTGATGAGCGCCTGCTTCAGTTCATAGGCTCCCTCGCTGCCTTCCCCAGGGAGCGCGCCGCCCATCCTGATCCAGTCGCAGAGGCGCCAGGCCATCTCGGCGCGACGATTGTAGAAGCGGGACTCGTCATGCGCCTTCTCGGCAAAGCCGATCGGGATCGCCTGCCGGCCGAGCACTTGAAGCTGGTCGATCCAGGTGAAGCCGAAGCCGCCGGTGGCGTCGATCATGATGGCGTCCGGATCGAAGACGTTCGCCTCCCGGTTCACGATGCTCGCGCCCTGCAGGCCGTTGAGGTTGCGATAGCGGGTCAGCGGGAACGCCTGAAGCCCCTGCCGCTTGGCGATGACGCTCTGGTCGGCGCCGTCACGCGCCACGTCGGCGCTCAGCACCTTGACCGAGTCGCGAATGTCGATCTCGCGGTAGTGCCGGGCCATCGCCGCCTCGACCTCGTCTATACCGATCAGTGATCGGATGGACGACGCCGGGAATTCCCCGAAGATGTTGATCAGCACCCACGGATTGTCTCGCCCGTGCCGGCGGATCATGTCGCGAGCGTAGTCGACGCTTACGCGCGGCGCCCGCTTCGGATCGTCGGGATCACCTGTGATCGAGAATGTCGCCCAACCGCCACCCTTTTCCAGCCTGTCCTGATAGGCGTAATAGAGCGCGCCGTCGAACGACGTCGGATTCCCTGCAATGAGTACATGCCCTTCCTTGCAGGAAGACAGCGCCGCCTCCGCAGTGACCAGCACGGCCGGCGGAATGTCGCCCGCCTCGTCGAGGACGAACATGACGTTGTCCTCGTGGAGCCCTGCCAGCGTACCAGACTGCGCCTGGCTATCGCCCGTGCGCGGCCATGTGCGGAAGGACATCCACCAGTTCCGCTCGGCCTGCTTCGCGAAGATGCGCGTGTTCGTGATCTGGAAGGCGGCTTGCAACAGCGGCGCCTTGGCGTGCCACTTCGACATCTCCTTGTGGAGGCCGTCCTTGAGATTGTCGCCCGAGATCGACGTGGCGGCGATGTTCGGATTGTGTCGCGTCAGCAGGAAGTTCCAGCACAGCCACGCCATCACCGTGGTCTTGCCTGGCCCCTTGCAGGCGAGAAGGGCCATCTTTGGCTGATGTGGGAACAGGTCCAGCACCTCGATCTGCCACGGATCCGGCTCTACCCCGAACAGTTCCCGCACCATCGTGCTCGGCTGCGCTTTCCAGCGGTTGCCGGCATCGACCAGCTTTTTGTTCACTGCCATGCCGCGCACCATACCACAGGTGCGCGGCAGTCATAATCCGGCGGCTAAGCCTTGACGAAGTTGGCTTTCACGAGCGGCATCTGCACCAGTTCCGTCTGCGTGATGCCGATTGCCGCTGCACGCTTCTGAAAGCCAGTCGCCCCGGGTGCGTCGCGCAAGTCGATCATCTGCTGGATCAGCGCCGCGCACAGAACCTTGGTCGCATCGACCTTGGGGTCGTCAGTCACGTTGAATGACCGGAGA